TATCTTGATCTTGATTGGTCAAGTGTAACAGTTGATGATTATATAATAATTGATTGTTATCGTTTATTAGATCCTAATGATTATGGAAGAGTTTATAATGATTCATTTTTAAAACGATACTTGACTGCCCTGATAAAAAGGCAATGGGGTCAGAATTTAATTAAGTTCCAAGGTGTTAAACTACCAGGCGGAATTGAACTAAACGGGCGTCAAATTTATGATGATGCCGATAAAGATCTTGAAATAATTAGAGAGCAAATGTCAAATACTTATGAACTTCCTCCTTTTGACATGATAGGTTAATATAATGGTATTAAATCCTTTTTTTACTCAAGGCACATCAGCTGAGCAAAATCTTGTTCAAGATTTGATAAATGAGCAGTTAAGAACTTATGGAGTAGAAATATTCTACATCCCTAGAAAGTTTGTTACAGAAAAATCTGTTATCCGTGAAGTAGTGCAGTCAAAATTTGATATGGCACTTCCACTTGAGGCATATATTGATAATTATGATCAATATTCTGGCGCAGGTAATCTTCTCTCTAAATTTGGAATTGAATCTAGAGATGAAGTAAGACTTGTGATATCAAGAGAAAGATATGAAAACTATATCTCACCTTTGATCGAAGATCAAGCAAATATTAAATTATCTACAAGACCAAAAAGTGGTGACTTAATTTGGTTCCCGCTTGATGATAGAATTTATGAAATTAAAGATATTGAGTACGCAAAACCATATTATCAGTTACAAGACCTTTATACATATGAGTTAACTTGCGAACTCTTCCGCTATGAGGATGAAGTTCTTGCTACTGGTATTGATGAAATCGATAACAATTTAGTTGGTGATGATCCAGATGGAACGACCGAAGATGGAATCAGCACTGTTCAGGGTGTAACACATACTCTAACATTAGTTGGTACAGGTGTAACCGCTACTGCTGTTACAGGTATTATTACATCTGGTGGTATAAGATTCATTAACGTTACCAACAGAGGTGGAGGATATGGAGAAATTCCAACTGTTGCTATATCTTCTGCTCCATCTACAGGCATAACTGGTATTGCTACTGCTACCATGATCGGTGGTATTAACGTATGCAATCTTAATGCTAATCCAAGATTACAGTCGGTGCAAACTGTTCCTATCACCAACCCAGGTGCAGGATATACAGTTGCTCCTAAGATTAAATTCTATGGTGGAAAGGGTGGCACAGGTGCCGCTGCAACTTCAGGAATTGCTGACGGCACAGTAGGAATTATAACTGTTAGCTCTGGAGGAAGCGGATACACTACTGCACCATCAATTTCACTTTCAAATGAAATATTCTTATCAGGTGTTTCAACATCTTCAGCACAGTTAATTCCAGTATTAAATGCTGCAGGAACAGTTACTGAGATAAGGATAACCAATGCAGGTTTAGGATACAGTGTAGCACCCACAATAACTGTTAGTTCTCCTGACATGGATTCAACAGGTGACTTTATATTTAATGAGATTGTAACAGGACAGACAAGTGGAACAACTGCAAGAGTAAGAACTTGGAATTCATCAACTAACGTGCTTGAGGTTGCAAGTGTAAGTGGCACATTCACGATAGGTGAAGATGTTGTGGGATCAACTTCAGGTGCTTCACATGCACTGAGAGTTATTGATACCACACCTGATAATGATCCATTCGCAGATAATTTTGAGATTGAAACTCAGGCAGATAGTATTTTAGACTTCTCTGAGCAAAATCCTTTTGGTATTCCCTAAATAAAGTTAGTCAGACTACTTAATGTCTTAAGGTCACAATATGTTTGGATATTTTTATAACGAAATTTTGAGGAGGACTATTATATCCTTTGGAACCCTCTTTAACAATATATCAATTCAACAGGAAAATTCTGTTGTAAATGTCCCTCTTTCATATGGACCTACTCAAAAGTTTCTGGCAAGAATCGAACAATCCCCAGACTTAAATAAACCAACTGCAATTACCTTGCCAAGGATGTCATTTGAGTTTACGGGTCTGACTTATGATGCATCTAGAAAAGTAACAACGACTCAACAATTTGTTGTAAAAGATCCAAGCGATAATACAGAAACAAAAAAGGCATTTATGCCTGTTCCTTACAATATGCAATTTGAATTGTCTGTCATGACAAAATTAAATGATGATGCTCTTCAAATTGTTGAACAGATTTTACCTTATTTTCAACCAGCATATAACTTAACGGTTGAATTAGTATCAACCATTCAAGAAAAGAAAGATATTCCTGTGGTTCTTGAGAACATTACTATGGAAGATGATTACGAAGGTGATTTTACTAAAAGAAGAGTTTTACTTTACACTTTTAGATTTACAGCAAAAACATATCTGTTTGGTCCAGTATCTTCTGCAACGAAGGATATCATCAAAAAAGCAACAGTCAATTATCTTACGGGAACAGATACTTCAAATACAGAGAGAGCACTTTCATACTCTGTCGAACCAAGAGCAATCAAAAACTATACAGGTGATGCTGCCACTAACCTTTCTGATGATGTCACGAAGATTGCCAAAACAATTAATGTCGATAGTGCAAGTGGACTGAATACAAAGACTTATGTTGATTTGAATGGTGAAACAATTTATATTAAATCCATTGATGGAACTAAACTTTCCGTCTTAAGAGGTCAATATAATACTGCAGCAGTAACTCACCTTAAGGGGGATGGAGTATTTGTTATTGACTCCTCAGATAATGTATTGATTGAAGAAGGTGATGACTTTGGATTTAGTGGAACAATCTCATGAGTTTTAACGATTTAAACGACACTTTCAATGTTGATGGAGAGATAGTTCCATCTACTGATAGAAAACTTAAAAAAATTACATCTCAAGTTGATGATATCAAAAAAGATTATGACTATACTAGAGGTAACCTTTATTCTATAATTGAAAAAGGTCAAGAGGCAATAAACGGTATTCTTGAACTTGCTCAAGAATCAGATCAACCTCGTGCATATGAAGTTGCTGGACAGTTAATTAAAAGTGTATCAGATGCAACTGATAAACTAATGGATCTTCAAAAGAAACTTAAAGATGTTGAAGATGATAAACAAGTGCGTGGTCCATCTACGGTAAATAATGCATTGTTCGTTGGATCAACTGCAGATTTAGCAAAAATGCTGAAAGACGGACTTAAAGAAGAACCTAAATAAAAAGGGGAGAGAAATCCCGAAGTATAAAAGTTACTAATAAAATGTCGAACAAGGATTTACCTTCGATTGATGAGTTTACTGAAGATTCAAGTAACCTTCCATCAATTGATGAATTTATTACAGAGGAAGTGCAAGAGGATTTACCCTCTGTAGAAAGTTTTATTGAGAAAGAACAAGAAATACTTACAGAACAAATACAAACCATTGAAGATGTAAACGGAGAAACGTTTGCAGAAATTCAAGATATAGTTCCACCTTGGCCAGAGTTGGTCAAAATGGTAAATGATATCAGGGCAGATATTCCTGATATTCCAGAGATAAAATATTATGATAAAGAACTTGAGCAGTTAGCTGAACAAATCTCTCAAGTAAGAAATGAGATTCCAGAAGTTCCTGAAGTAAGATATTATGAGAGTGAAGTTGAAGCAATCTGTGGGCAGATTGATTTAGTAAGAGAAGATATAAAAACTAAAATACAAAATCTTCCTGAAGTAAAATACTACGACGAACAAGTAGATGTTATTGAAGATAGGATAGATTCTCTTCAAACGGAGGTAACAAACCTTCCTGAAGTAAAATATTACGATGAAGAAATAAAAGCAATATGTGACGCTATTGACACAGTTAAGGCATCAATTCCCTCATTTCCAAAGTGGGTAAATGAAGTAAATGAGGTTCCTGACTTTTCATGGATCGGTAAAACCTTTAGTGTAATTGATGATGACTTTATTAAAGTAAATGATACAATTGACACATTAAAAGAACACGTCAAACTTGATATTAAAAACTTAGTCGAAGAAAATGAAGTAAAACATTTTGAAAATAGAATTCAGTTTGGCACCGAAGTAAAAGATCTTGATACCAAATTAGGAGAAGAAAAGGATAAAATTTGGAAGGAACTTCGTAGCTCCTCAATGAGAATTTGGGAATATCATAAGGAGTTTAAAGATGATGATAAGAAGTTAAAAAAGCAAGTAAAAAATGAATATAATTCTCTTAAAAATCAAATTGAAGAGAGACTTGTCAAGTATAATGTTGACAATGTAAAAACTGATGAGTTGCTTCTTAATTACTTTAATGAATTAAAAGAAGAGGTATCTTCAATTATAATTCCAGAAGTCAAATATTATGATGATGATATCAAAGGCGTCAAAACCGAATTAAAAGAACTTAAAAATCTTGTAAAACTTATAAAGGTAGAGCAAAAAGAAATACAAGAAGGTTTACTAAATGAACCTACGGATGAAAAACAATCCGTGGATGGACAGTCTGATCCATTAACTCCATTAGATCAGCAGTTTCCAAATCTCAAGTCATTAGCAGATCATTACAGATTAT